CCGAGACTTGCCGATGGCAGGCCGCTGGGTGGTGGAGGAGCCTACTGCGAACAGGGGCTCAATGCCGTTCTCAAGGGACAGCTCAAGAGCCGTCACCGTAGCAATACTGGAGCCACCCTCCTGAATAGACCCCGTGAAGGAGTCGAAGGGGGTGTTGCCCACATCAGCGCTGTAGGAGCTAGAAGCCACCTGGGTCGTAGCAAGGGTCAAATCCTTACCAATGATCCCGAAGGTAGCGGTCACCATAGAATTAGGCGATACGCTGAGAGACATCGAGTTGATCTCACAGCCGGTGTATCGGTGGTATTCAGCGGTAGCCAAGTCTGCAAACTTCCGCTCAAAGGTGAATGAGCGGCGGGTAGTTCCAGCCTTGAGTACATCAAGAGTCCACGAACCACACAGCGCAGCTTGGAGCAGGTCATCAAATGCCTCGTACTCAAGCTCACCAGTGATCTCGCCAGACACGGACTTATTGCCGTGGCGAAAGTCTTCTACCTGACGGTCACCACGGAGCTTCTCGGACTCCACGGCGTCCTTCGTCAAGGCGAGGGTCGTGCCGGTATGGGGAACGGGCGTCCACGTAGGCGTGGAAGGGGTCGTTCCGTAAGAGGATTCTGCAACGTAGTGCAGACTGTGTTGCGCGCCGTTTGCGATAGTCATGATCGTGCCCCTGTGTATGTCTGCACGTTGATAGATACAGGCACAAAATACCATGCGCCTTCTAATATTGCAGGACCGATACTGACAGAGCGAACCCGCAACTTAGTCCCATTATAGGACAATACCGTACCGCGCTTGAAATGGTCTGCGACCGTATCTAGTTGCGTCGGCCTACCTGTTCCACGTGGAACCACTACGTCAATCTGATAGATGGCGTTAGTCTCATCCTTCCCCGTAGAGCCTAAGCTAACCTGCTCCGTGTCACCAGGGAGAAGGTTGGGCCGGTAGTACACTGTCCCGGCGTCAGGCTCATACGGGATATTCGGCCATGCAACAGGCGTAGAATCCATGGAGTCTAGCTGACTGTCTAGCGCGGCCTGCATATCGTTGAAGAATGTACTCATTACTCAATCTCTATAAAGAGCTTCTTGTCACCCTTAACAACATTGTTAATGATTGACTGAAACTCTGCCACCGTAAGACGGAGCATACCGTAAGGAGCCATCCGTGACCCCTGCGCTGGCGGACCCTCGTTCCTACCCATCTCTATGATAAGAGAGTAGGGCTGATTATTGGCGAGGTAGTAGTTCTGTCCCGGCTTCAGTTCCGAGACCACCTTCCTCACCCTGGCCTTCGCCTTCTTCCTAGTCTTGTCTGTCGTCTTCGTTACCCGCGTAGACGGCTTGCCCTTCGTGGGTATCCAGCTATTAACGAGAAGCCCTGTATCAATGGGCGTCCGGTCGATGACCTTATAGCTGAGCCTTTTCATTACCTCCCGAGCGGTCTCCATGGGGAGCTTTTTGAAGTCCCTGACCGCCGTCGTTAGCTTCTTCATTTTCTGATCTGGAGGTTTGCGGCCACCACCGTCCCAGCGGGGGCAATTTCGCTAACCGAGATAACTCGGTACGTATCCGAGCCCACCACAACCGAATCACCGACTTCATATGTTCCGCCCTCCGCGAGCATACGCCGATCACCCTGAAGTATAGTTCCATCAGCGAGATCAGCATCCGAATAGTTAAATAAACAAGCGTAACCCGTATACGTACTGGATGAGTCACTGGTCTTCCCCGTTACAGGGTTATACGCCCCGTTCGTGGTCCGCGTAAACGTGTATTCAGCGCCAAACTTCGTGAGCAGGCGAGTCGCGGACGACGTTAAAGGGGTGTAGTTGTAGCTCACGCCCGCGTCACCTCAGAGAAGGGCAGCACCAGCTTGCGCAGGGCCCGTTCTAGGGCAGGCGTAGACCGCTTCATGCCTGAGTTGTCCTTGTAGGTGATCTTGATGCTATCAACCTGCTCGGAGGTCACTTCGCGCTCAGACGGGGACAGCTTGGAGTCCCCATCAATCTCAATCTTGATGAGTTCGTAAAGGGCCGTCTTGACCTCTTTGGGAATCTCGTTGGAGTCCACAGCGTAGCCGTCGATCAGGACTTGATCGCGGGGCCATTGCATCGCTTGGTTCTCGTCAGCCTTGAGGCCCTTGAACTTCAGACCCTCAAAGTAATCGTGCGCACGGTAAAGCTGCTGGCTAATCGCGCTATCCGTGCCATAGGTGATGCCTCGGTCATCGGCCCAGGCCTTGAACTCTGCAAGCGTGATATAGGAGTTCGCTCCAGAGACTAGCGTTCCATCCTCAACTACTATCGCCATTTACCAGCCTCCAATCGCCCTTCTTGTAGTTCTCAACCTCAAGAGGGTGAACGTCCGCGTACTTACCATCACTCTCGCGGTACATCTTAACCAATTTCGGCTTTGGCTTTCTTACGGGTTTCTTCTTTTCCATGAGAGAGAAAGGGGGCCCGAAGGCCCCCTAATACCTCTTAGCCCATGAGGGTCGCGATGAAGTCAGGCTTCCAAGCCTTCACGCCCCATGCCACGGACACCTCGATCATCGACTTGTGATAACCGGGGTACACACTAACCGTGAACGTCAGGCCGCTAGCAGCGTCGGAGACGGTCATGGTGTCGCTGGCAAGGCTGGACGGCGGCTCTGCGAGCGGGCGGATAGCCAGCTCAAGAGCGCGGCGGTGGAACGCCACGTTTGCCGTGTAGCTGTTGCCCACGGTGATGGCCGCGTTGTCGGCAAGAGCCGAACGAAGGCCAGGGCCACCAATGGCGAAGGAGCCACCGGAGAGAGCGGTGTTCACGACGTACTTATTGGTATCGCCGTTGAAGGTCACCACATCACCCGCGAGGATGGTGCCAGAGCCACCGTCTGCTGCGATGCTGGTGTCGCCAATGGCGGAAGAAGCATCGTTCAGGAGGTAGCTAGCGCCAGTGCCCTTGGTGTGCGCTTGCACTTGGGCGGACTCACGCATCATGAGACCTTGGAGGTCGAGAAGCACACCCTGACGGAGCAGGTCGGTGCCACCAGCCTCGTTGGCCTTCTGGAGCTGTGCGAGTTGACGCAGGTTGGTCCCGGCGACGGTGTTCAGCACGATGCTGGCTTGGCCGTCGTTCATCGGCATACCGTTGTCAGCGAGGATTTGGCGAATCTCTGCCACTTCGCTGAAGTTGGAGCCGAACGGGGTGGTGCCTGCGGTGCCGAATGCGCGAGAGGCATTCTTGTACGCTTCCGTAGCAACGTCAGCTTCGATCTCGTTCACGAGCGCACGCATCGCCTGAGCGATTTGGTCGCCGTACACGGTCTCAAAACCAATACCGTTGTTGAGGTGGCGCACATCTTCCCCGGTGTAGGGGATTTGCACAGCACGGGTCTTGCTGATGGTGAGGGTCTTGTTGTCCACCGTCTGATCCGTCCCCTCGGGGATGGTCATGGACTCGGACACATCAACCACACTTGCAGCGCGGGTGAAGCTGGCACGGACCACATCGCCTTTGGCGACACGCTCGGAGCCGTTTGCGTTCACGGTAACAGCAGGGATGAAGCCGACAAGCTCCCGCCCCACTACGTCGGCGGCTTTGTAAATATCAGCCGCTAGATCGGTCAGTACGTTAGCCATTGGTCGGCCTCCACGTTATTCGTCATAAAGTTTTCCGCCGTCCTTGAAGAACTGCTGCCTCTTTACCGGAGGTAGCGCTTCCCAGTCGGATCGGCTCATTTCCTTGCCACGCGCTTCGGCTCCACCTTGCGCCTTGACGGCCCCGCCGCCACTTGCTTGGATTCCATCAACTAAAAACGGGTAATCCGTCTTGATAGAATTAACCAAGTCATCAAGGGAAGAAACGGTCAACTGCCCCGAGGGATCAGTCACCCGTAACTCCCCATCTACAAGAGAAAGCCGTTGGCTAAACTCTTTCTGTAGTAATTGTGCGCGCCCTGTGTCTTTTGTCAACTGAGCCGCTAGTTTAACAGCTTGTTCGTTAATCTTCTGCTGTTGAGCTTCAGCATTCATCCTGTCGATTTGAGCGCGGAGCTGATTATTCTCTTCGCTACGAGACTCAAAGAGCTGCTTGTAGTTGTTCTCGGCCTTCGCCTTTTCTTCGGCTTCAAGGCGAGCCTGCTCCCGCGCCTCTTCGCGCTCCTGCTGTACGCGCTTCTTCTCTCCTAGGAGTTCGTCCACCTTAGACTTTAGCCCCCGCGTCTCTTCTTCAAGGCGGGCCTCTAGGGTTTGGTTGAACCGTTCCGAGAGCTGCTCCTTGACGGAATCGTCTAACTCAATGTCTTGTAGTAAATCGCTCATGTGTCACCTCTGGCGTTACATGGTGCGGCTCTGCCGCTATAAACCCACTCGCTCAAATGCAAGTGGTTCCGACTCTCTAAGCTCTTGTAATGACAGCACTTTTCCACTGTCATCAACGAAGCGCCCTATAGAGAGATTTCCGCGCCTAAACAGCTTTGCCTTGGCTTTCCCTAAAACCTCCTCCTGAAACGCCACAGGTTGCCGTCTAAGCCATTTTTCGTAGTTAGTGGTATCCCTAACAGTCTTACCCCCTCTCGGGCCGTCAGCGGGCCGTTTGGAGGTCTTATCGGGGCCTAGGTCATATTTGCCGTCAACGATAAAGGCGATGGTTGAACGGCAGTTGAAGTGAGCCGGTGGTTTCGGGTTCTCGTCCTTGTCCTCGTAGATGGTCCCGTCACGGGATGCGCAGATGAGGCTGGTGTGACTGTCGAGAACGGAAATCCACTTGTACCCCTGGATTACGCCGCCGTTCTGGCGGATGACCATATTCCGAGCGTTGATGGCTACGTGATTAGTGATGGTTCTGGCTAGGGTCGCTGCCTGACGCTGCTGAGTACCCGTAAGGTCCATGATTCGCTGGGTGACCTGATCCGTGGTCTCCCCAAAGAGGTAGCCGTCACGGACGATCTGCGCAACCTGATAGCTCTTACGTCTGCCGAACGTCCTTAAAGAGTCCTGCATGGTATAACCTTTGCGGGGCTCTAATTGCATTATATTAGTTAAAGTTGTTCCGACAGCTTCAGCAGTATTAGGACGAATAATATTAGCCCGTACGTTGTCACGTAATAAGCGATAGTTGAAGTCGATTTCATAATCAACGAAGTCCACCATTTCTTCAATGAAAGACTCCGAGTAATCATTATATCTACTAATACCAACATCCATTAAGTCCTGCGTGACCCTATCCATAGCGGAGATGGGGACGTCAGTGAGGTCCAAATCCAGAAGACGGATGGAGCTTTCTAGGACGTTACGGACGAAGAGGGACGCTTCCCGCTCCCTCCCCTTGGCGTAACGCTGTAAGAAGACTTGATGGCGCGTCAGAGCGTCATAGATGACATCGTTAGTGCTCATCTAAGTCCTTGATAACCCTACCATTTTACCTTGTCGGCCCAATACGCCGCGCTCATCTTTCCTTTGGCGATGTTCTTGGCGTGTCGAGCTTTGAACGAAGCGCGTCGAGCTTTTGCCGCATCCGACTCGCCTTTCTTTGCTGGGCTTCCCTTGACGCCTTGCTGTCCGAAGCGAATCGTCTTGACTTGACTGCCTTCTTTAGCAAGAACGACATGGCTCTTTGTCGGATGGTTTGGGGTCCGCTTGGGTTTGTTGTATCCCGCAACGCCTAGCCTCTCTATCCGGGGGTCTTTAGCCATTAGGGGCCTCCAAGGGGGGTAGGTCCCCCAGCTCTTCCTTGACGTCCTCTAGGGTGCGGTCACCGTCGATGATCCCGCCAGCCTTGAGGCGCTCAAAGATGTCCCGATCAGAGATAACCTGACGATCCATGAGAGTGACCATGGACATAACGAGTTGAGGGTCAACGGTCTTGTCGTAGAACTCGCGGTTGATCT